CGGAGAACAGCCCAATACCGGGGTGCCCCACGGAGCTTCACGGCCTTGTCCTTCACGAAAAAGAGGTGGACTCCGATATGTACGAGGAGGTTTTGGAAAAAGTCAGGGAGGACCCACGCCAGATCGTTGTTGCCTTTGAAAGCGTGAAAAATAAGCTGTTTCATTGGGTCGAAGGAAGCGTGCATTAATGTTCCGCATATTCGGTCCCCCAGGCACTGGAAAAACGACCACGCTACTTGACCTCGTTGACAAGGCACTGGAAAGCGGAACCCCGTCCACGGAAATCGCCTTTCTGGCGTTTACGCGCAAGGCGGCAAGGGAAGCGCGGGAACGGGCAAGCCGGCGGTTTGGCCTCGACCCGCGCCGCGACCTTCCCTATTTCCGCACCCTCCATAGCCTCGCGTTCCGCCTGACAGGACTGACGACTGAACAGCTAATGAGCGCAGAACATTACAAAGAGCTGGAAAAACGTACCGGATTTGAGTTGACAGGTTCGGGCGGAATGGAAGAAGAAGCCACGTCCTCTATCAAAAAAGAATCTGAGATTCTGCGCCTAATAACCTTGGCAAGATTAAAGCGGACCTCCCTGCAGACCGAGTACCACGGAACACGGATCAGGCATACGTGGACGGAGGTCAACTATCTGGCCCGATCCTTGGAAAAATACAAGAAAACCAATGACTTATTCGACTATACCGATATGCTGGAACTGTTTGTCCAAAAGGGACCTCAAATTTGCCCGCATTTTGAGCTATGCCTGCTGGACGAAGCACAGGATTTGTCGGCAATCCAATGGGAAATTGCACACATCCTCGACAGAAAATCCGAGAAAATGTACTGCTGCGGGGATGATGACCAAGCTATATATGATTTTGCAGGCGCAGACGTGGGCGCTTTTTTGGAGTTGCCGGGAGGTTCCGAAATCCTAGAACAGAGTTACAGGGTGCCTTTCACGGTCCACTCCTTGGCTACAAGGATATCCGGCCGTATCCGCAGGCGCTACCCTAAAAAATATTTCCCAAGGAAGGAAAAGGGTTCTGTCCAGCATGTTTTTTCAGTAGACCAGCTTGATTTCAGCGAGGGAAACTGGCTCGTTATGAGCCAAGCCCATTATCAGACTAATCCGGTAGCTGAACACCTCAAGGGGGGAGGCTATTTTTTTGAACGGTCCGGCTACCCCTCTGTTCCTGCTAAAATTTCCAGCGCGTTGTTGGCTTGGCAAAAATTGCAGAAAGACGATCTAGTGAACCTGGAAGAGGCGAAAATACTCTACGGTTTTATGCGAGGCAATGGCGTGAGGGTTCAACGAGGTTTCAAAACGATACGTGCGGAAGAAGGAACTTTTTTTTCGCTGGAACAACTGCAGAAACAGTATGGCCTGCTTGCAACTGCAGACATGCCTTGGGATGCCGCATTGGATAAATTACCGGACGTGGACAAAGTGTATTGCGCAGCCATTTTGAGGCGCGGGGAAGACCTGACGGATATTCCCCGCATCAGGCTGAGTACCATACATGGAGCTAAGGGAGGAGAATCTTCCAACGTGGTACTTTTCACTGACCTGACTGCGGCAGCAGAAGATGCAGCCCTGTACGCGCCGGACATCCTCCACCGTGTCTTTTATGTAGCTGTGACGAGAGCCAAACAAAACCTTTTTATAGTGCAGCCCCACCTGTATCAAAGGAGTTACCAACTATGAGCGAAAAATTCTTTGAAGATGTGCTGGCACTCATCGAGGGGCCAAGGGACCAAAAATACGGGGACTCCACCGAAAACCATACGCGCATAGCGGCCATGTGGAGTGTCCTGCTGGATAAAAAAATTACCGTGCAGGAAGTTTACCTGTGCCTGATTGCCATCAAGCTCTCTCGGCTCACCCAGTCGCCCCACCACAGGGATTCTTGGCTGGACATAGCTGGCTACTCAGCTCTGGCAGAAAAAGAATGAAAAAATGTGACTTTTTATGCTACGTGGCCATAGGTGCTTTTCTGGTGTTCCAGTTTTTACTGTTTTTCTCGGAAAAAGTGTTTTGAAAAAAGAAACGCGATTGCAATTCCCTATGTTTAATTCAACGACGAGCGACTGGAGCCCGCCTGAGACGTTGCCGGATTTGAGTGGGGCCTCAGAAATAGCGGTGGACCTCGAAACACGCGACCCGGACCTGAAGACCCGTGGCCCCGGCTGGCCCACAGGGAACGGTGAGGTAGTCGGGGTTGCTATTGCTACGGCAGATACAAATATCTACCTCCCGTTTGCCCATGCCGGCGGAGGCAACCTCGATAAAAAGATCATCTGCCGCTGGCTGAAAAAAACCCTGTCCGGGTCCGCCGACGTTATCTGCCACAACGCTGCTTATGATATCGGCTGGTTGAAGTCGATGGATGTTCCCGTTTCCGGGCGCATCATTGACACCATGATTACTGCCGCGTTGCTGGATGAGAACCGTTTCAGCTACAGCCTCAATGCGCTATCTTTTGATTATTTGGGTAAGACAAAATCGGAACGATTGTTGACTGAAGCCGCACGGGATTTCGGAATTGACCCGAAAGCTGAACTCTGGAAAATGCCTTCCGGTTTTGTAGGTCCATATGCTGAGCAGGATGCCCAACTCACGCTGGAGCTATGGCACTTATTTAAGGGTCAGATTGCCAAAGAAGAGCTGACGTCGGTCTGGGAACTGGAAACCGCATTGATCCCATGCCTGATTGAAATGACGGCACGCGGCATCCGCGTAGATACGGACAGGGCTGAAATTACCAAGCAGAACCTCCTCAAGCGCGAAAAACAGGCGTTGAGGAAGATCAAAAAACTGGCCGGTTTCAATGTGGAAATCTGGGCTTCCGCGTCGCTGAAAAAAGCATTTGACATATTGGGGCTGTCTTATCCCCACACCGAAAAAGGAGCCCCTTCCTTTACCAAGGGGTTCTTGGCCGAGCATCCCCATGAGTTTCCCCGCCTCGTCCTCAAAGCCCGCGAGCTGAACAAAATTCGGGGGACCTTTATCAATTCCATCCTCACGCACCTTGCCCCCGACGGGCGTATCCACAGCCATATCAACCAGTTACGTTCTGACAGCGGGGGAACCGTCTCAGGCCGGATATCCATGAACAACCCGAATTTACAACAGATCCCGGCCCGGGACCCCGAGCTGGGACCGATGATCCGCAGCCTGTTTTTACCGGAAGAAGGGGAGCAATGGGCTTCCATAGATTTCTCGCAACAGGAACCTAGAATTCTGGTTCACTATGCTTCTGTTTTTTCGGACTGGAAGGGAGGCGGCATGGAGGGCGTCGAGGAATTTGTAGAGGGCTATACCAATAACCCTGGTACCGATTTCCACACAATGGTAGCGGAAATGGCGGACATTCCCAGAAAGCAGGCAAAAGTTATCAATCTGGCAATGATGTACGGCATGGGCAAAGCTAAGATGGCGTCGCAACTCGATATCTCCTTCGATGAGGCGTCTGCGCTGACACAGCAGTACCATGCCAGAGTCCCGTTTGTCAGGCAGTTGCAACAGGCCGTCACAAGGCGGCTGGAGAACCCCCGCAGTAACGGCAGTGTCCGCAGCCTCTTGGGGCGCAAGTGCCGCTTTGACAAGTGGGAGCCAACGAGTTTCGGCATACATAAAGCCCTGCCAAGGGAAGAGGCGCTTGTAACTTACGGGCAGACGACCCAGCTAAAGCGCGCCTTTGCGTACAAGGGAATCTCACGTCTAATCCAGTCAAGCGGCAGCGACATGACAAAGAAGGCAATGGTGGACTTGTACGAGGCCGGAGTGATACCGTTATTGCAAATACACGATGAGCTGGACTGTTCGGTTCTAAATCTGCAACAGGCACAAAAAATTTCAACAGTCATGGAAAAAGCCGTCCTTCTCAAAGTGCCAAACAAATGTGATATTGATATCGGCCGGAGCTGGGGCGAAGCCAAGCCCGTTGTTTAGACAGGACTTATCGTATACAATCGCAGGGAGTAAACAATGGACATTGAATTTGAGAGCGAGGGAGTGCTGACCGCCGATGGCTTTTCGGAAGCCATTATCGGGATAGCAAGAAGGTGCGGTAAGCCCGCAATTGTCGCCTATGACGTCGAACAGATCATCAGTATCCTTCAACGCGACAGCGAGATGAGCGAAAGCGAAGCGTGGGAGTATTTTGATTTCAACGTGGTGGGAAGCTGGCTGGGCGAGATGACACCGATTTTTGTGTATAAAAACGATCCGCTGCTTGAAGAAGTAAGAGTCCTGCATTGACACTAATACAGTAAGGAGCCCGTGTGGACACCACGAAATGGAAAAGCATCCTGGTACCCCGTGAAACATACGAAGAGGTAGTAGAGGTTGCGAAACTCGAAGGGAGAACAATATCCGGACAACTCCGGTTAGTGTTTTCGCAATGGAAGGAAGACAGACGAATTGAAGCCGAAAGCCTCGAAGACGGATTCGCCTGACCTAGAGGAGCAGTTGGCACGGCTCGCGGTTCAGATTTCAGAAAGACTGGACAGGGGAGCTGCCGTCCACCACGATGAAATGGCTCGACTGAAGCTACTCACCAAGTTACTATTGGCACGGAAAATAAAGGCCGGTTAAACGGCTTTTCCCAACGAACAGGTTTTTTCTCCACTTTTCTCTGGCGTTGGGTTTTCTGGGGAAAGGGGCATCTCGAAAGGGATGCCCCTTTTTTTACTTGCTGCGGTCACTCAGCATTTTGAAAAGTTTACGCGAAGGGTTTATCCGCAAGCTCGGATTTCGGGCTTCCCTGCTCTTGTCTCCCTTGTGGGTGAAAGCAACGAATGCTCGGCAAGCCAGCAGCTCAGATGCACAACGTCTGGAATTAACGCAAGTGTCACACGGAGCAGGCTCGTAGGCGTATTTGGAGAGGACATTTTCTCTTTTCATTCTTCTTTCCTGATAATGTCAAAAAGCTCTTTGCGCACAACGGATTTTTCTTCCTTGTTCATTCGCGTGTGGATGATGATGTCATTTTCTTTGGGCTTCCACGTCTTGTGATACTGGTGGCGCTGTCGAGAAAGGGGCCACGACCAAGTATACGGTTTTTCAAGGGCCTCGGAATATTCGCCTACAAACATCAGAATGCCTTCTTTTATTTCCATAGTTACCGGCTCAGGCTTACGTTTTTTCATATTTGCAATCTCCAACGGGGGCCGTATACTATCCCATACGTTTCATTTAGAAAAGGAGAAATCAAAATGATTAGGATCAAAGCCACACCCCCGGCCTTTATAGTGCTGTCTGAAACGATGCTGAACAAGGCCATCATCGACGCGAATGGCACAATTCGGCAATTCGGACGGTTATTTGGCATCGATTTTGACGAGATGGAAGCGGGGGACAGGAAACAGGTGGAAGCTGAATTCCTCGACGGCACACCGACCACGCTTTCATTCTACAAAACGCGAAATCGAGGCGACCGCCGCTTCTCCATCAAGGGGATAAAAAAACAGGCAGCGGCCGGCGACACGGTTGCCCTGACCTTCCGGCTTAACAAGGGCCGCACGGTGCTTGTTATTAATG